TCTTCATGATATAGCGTGCGACATACGCAGCGGACTCAAAGGTGACTTCTCCGATGGAACTAAAACCATACGGCCACAACTCTTCAAGGTCTCCGGATCTAAAAATTCGACTACCCACACTCGTCCGTTTCCACAAGACCTTATCTTGAAAATCGAAGTTGAATAGGCAGGCATGGAAATGAGGTCGTCCAAAATTTTCACCATATTCTCCTGCCATATAGAAACGTATCTTAGTACCGAACTTCTTTCTAAGTCTTTTCATAAACAACTGAAAATCCCGATAATCTAATGACATATTCGATGGTAAATGCTTATTCGAATACGTCAATGTAATGAAGCAGTTCTGCTTATACAGACTTGCTTCATGTAAACACCTAATTGCCCACTGGCGGCTTCTCTCCAGCCGGCAACCTATACACTGACCACAAGGCAAGGTCAGAGTACGAACTATGTCATGCCTTCGGCTTTCGTAAAAAACCACATCACCAGTGGCAGCCTGATAGGCCGTCAGCGGGTGATAACAGGGCATTACAGACGCCAACCCCCACGCATGGGGTTAACCGCCATATTTGCGGCTTTTGTAGTCTTGGCATGCCGTCTAAACGACCTAGCACTGCGGTATTTGGAAACACCTTTTCGCTTAAGTGGGCGCATAATAAACTCCGTTTTTTTATTAATTTGGTGTCACCTAGCACAGTTACATCTAGTAAAGCACTGTGCACGGCCCCTATTCAGGGGCCTTAGGTGACTCTTGGACGGCCTGTACGGCCTGCTCAGAGGCTGCAACCAACCCGAGGCTTACCGCCTCGTCTCTATTGGCTTCATCGCCTAGAAATGCCAGCAATTGAGCAGGATCGTTCTCAAACCTAGCCCGCATCTGAGCTGGCAATCCATTAAAAGCCTGTTGCGCTGCAATAACGCTATTGAGCGCACTATGATAATCAATAACCCCTGTGAAATCCCCATACTGGGGAACTGTCCTTGCTGGCGGTAACTCGCCAGTCAAGCCAAACCTCTCAACAATCGTATTTATATCGCTTTCCTCAGCAAATTGCTGCTGAGCAAGCGTCTCATCTTCACACTTCAATCCAGCAGCGTCAGACGCTGCATTAGTATCGTAATTGTACGGAGTACGTAGGAAAATCTTGTCCATTTTTACCTCCCAAAAATTGACCAAAAACCTTTAGATATCTTAGAAACATTCTCGGCATGCGCTGCTGCCGAACCTAAACCCGACAATGCAGCCTTCTCTGTAGGAACTGCAATATTACCCATCCTGGTCTCACGCACTGTCTGGGCCCTTGTCAGGGCCGCCTGTTCGCCAGTAAGAGTCGTACGCACTAAATTCAACCCATTAAGGGTATCCGTAAGGTTAGCCTGCTTACGATAAAGAACATCAAGCGAAAAACTAGTACTCGTATCTTGCTTAGTCTTCTCAAACTGCGCCTCTAAATTCTTAATCTCTTGAGTTACCTTATTAAGATTAGCATTCAAAAGCGGAATTTCCGCATTAATCTTCTTCACCATTTCATTGGACTGCGCTGCATTACCCAACGCTGCTTGCGTTTGCGCAGCCAACAACGGAGGAACACCAGCCTCCGTTAACGCCTTCATATTAGTCAAATTAGTCTGACTTTTACTTAGATCTGTATCCGCAACCGTCTTGCCTGTCTGCGCCTGCAAATTGTCTTTCTGAGCCTGCAACAGAGACGTACTCGAATAAGTACGGGCTCCCGCTTCAGCAGAATTAGTCATAGTGGCCATGGCACCCTGTGGGGTACTAGCGCCACCACGACTATAAGCGAGCATAGGATTAAGACCAGCAGACTGTAAATCAGCAACAGCCCTTTGATAACTGGTATTAGACATCCGCTCCTGAAAGTCCATCTGCTTCTGTGCCATAGCCTCATTAGCACTATTAGTCCTCTCATTGCCTAAATAACTAGCAACTGCCATTGCTACCGGAATTTGCCACATTTGTTCGCTCTTTAAAAGTGATCAATCAGTCCCGGGACGCTATACATCGGCATCGGACGAGCCATAGTGATATCAAAAAAGGCATCCAGCAATAACTGCTTACCATTAGCCGCATTACCGACTGCCAAGACCCGATCTACGGGTGGAGTGTCCTGTATAAAAGTCGTATTGAGCGTAGGTAGGCTCGTAAACTTCTGAGCCAAATGCCAACCATCTAGGGTACCCGCAGACGTACTGCGGAATAGCCCTGTAATCTGCGACGGCTTATAACGATACTCTGCCCAACGCTCTTGATATCCAAAAACACCTGTATCTGTCGTATCGCCTGTCGAATAAATCTCTTGATTAAGAACCGACTGTTCACCCAACATTGCAAACGCTGGGAAATAAAAATCGTATCTCGTTGAACGACTCCACATCCGATGCAAACCTTGCTGATAAGTCAGGTCTGCACGAACCGAAATAAGTCCAAGAATTACACCGTGCTCTGTAAACGACTGAGTAAACCCATGGCCATGTGCAAGCGCCGTACCCATTGCTGCAAGATTACCGAGCGGAGTAGTTGTTCCAGAAGCATTAGTACCCGATGTCTGAGCGATTGGATTAATACTAATGGTAGTAGAACCGCCGCCAAGATACTCAGGACGCTGCAAACGAGCGTCAGGGCTAATAACTCCAAAATGAGCACGAACAATCTCAGTATAACGAGTGCCTCCACGGGCGTCCCTTTCCAATAATTTCTGTATCTGAAACGACTGACGCAACTGATTAATAGTGGCTGCGGTAGCCGTTGACAAATCAGCCACTAACGAACCATTAGGATCAAAAGTCAACAGGTTAGCGCCACTGTCTCTAAATACGCCATTAGCACCAAATGTCGGTGCACCAATATCGGCGAATGTATTTGTTCCGTCTTTATAACCTAACCATTCACCAGTAGCACTCGAAACACGAGTAACCTGTGCATTACCACCTAGCGGCAGCGTAACCGAAGAACCCTTCTGAGGCCAAGGCAGAGCACTCGTAAAATAATCATGTCTCTTACCACGACGACGCAAAACATAGTTAGCAACTGTATCTGGGCCATCACCTGTATCAACAACAACCGAATTCTGTAAATTCTCGTCTCTAAACCACTCGTTATAAATCAAATTGTAAGCACGAGGCCAAAACGCACAATGCGAAACTGTCTTACCTGCAGTCACTTGTCCAACTGTGGGCAGACCCATGTAATCTTGCAATGAATTAACCGCATAACCACCAGCAGGAGAAACTTGCTGCGGTACTACATACGAAATCGAATCACCGGGATTCGTCTGCTGGCCCATAAACTTCTGCCAGTTAGACCAAATCAACCGATTAGGAACAAAGAAAAAGAAACTATCCAGATGCATGTTATCCATGATCGGATAAAGAGGTGTAGACAGCCGTGCAAATGCCGTCATTTTTAAATTGAAGGTATCGCCCGGCAACACCTCATCAGCATAAATTGGAATTAAATAACCAGCGTCAAAAGTCGTTTTATAAGTCTTTTGCGCATTGAACTTTGACCGAGGGATATCGGCTTTAGGAATCATTGCGAACTGATGAACATCTACTGACCGATTGCGATGCATGTGCTCCTCCATCTATTTCCCTACCGAAACTTACACCCGTTTCGGTCGGGCTGCCATAAAATTTTTTTATGCAAACTGCGAGTGGGGGGGCACTTGTACCGTACCCCTAACCCACTTCGCTACCCTATGATGCCTCTCTTACCTTTACTTGCTTACCAAGACAGATGACCTTTGGAATGTCGTGTAATGAAAACAAACCAGTACTGTCATCAAAAGTACCCAAATCGTACAAGTCAAAATCGTCAGGATGGTTATACATCTGGTTCTCCCTGTCTGCACGATTAACTTCATCAGTAAAACTACGGATACCAACACCCACAGAAGGTACATAAGCAGGACGGCCATAAGCATCTGCAGCTCTATCTTTCACTGAAATAACGTAAAGGATCATACACTTACCTTTTAAGTTAACTGTCGTTTTAGGAACGACAACCTAGCGGCAGCCACCTGCTCCCGCACTTTCAAACGATCATCAAAATTCTCGAGATAATTCTCTTTCGCTTTCGACTCACGCTCAAACTGGATCATATCAAACTCTATCGGATACTCTTTCGCCCACTTCTTATCGTAATACTTAGGTGGCTTAACTTTCTTACCTCTAATAACTACATAGTCATTTGGATACACATCTGTATGGTACTTCTCCAACCATTTAGCACCGATACCAGGCTTTAAAGACATGTGATTAAACTCTGGTGTCCTGTTTGTAATCTCGCCTGTCTTTTCACAAACATACTCGTAATGCTCTCCAGCCTGCTTACCAGTCACTTTCTTCATGATATAGCGCGCGACATACGCAGCGGACTCAAAGGTGACTTCTCCGATGGAACTAAAACCATACGGCCACAACTCTTCAAGGTCTCCGGATCTAAAAATTCGACTACCCACACTCGTCCGTTTCCACAGGACCTTATCTTGAAAATCGAAG